AAATCATTAAACGATATGTCTGATTCCGAATTGATTAGTTATAAAAATGAACTGGAAGGGAGAGTTGCAAGATATAATAATTTGCAACTTGCGAAAAAGGTGTCACTTTAACTCCGCTTACGGCGCTCTTGGTTCAAAATACTTCCGATTCTATGATCTTCGATTAGCCTTGGCGGTGACTACGGCTGGGCAGTTGTCTATCCGTTGGATCGAAAACAAAATCAATGAATACATGAATAGTTTATTGAAAACGGAAAAAGACTATGTTATTGCATCAGATACAGATTCGATTTATCTCAATCTTGGTCCATTGGTTAATAAGGTCTATCATATAAAATCGGATGTTAGCGTCATTATACCCTTCATGGATCGTGTCTGTGAAGATAAGATTCAACCATATATCGACAAGAGTTATCAGGAACTTGCTACGTATGTCCACGCATACGCACAAAAAATGAGGATGAAACGTGAAGCCTTGGCTGACAAGGGCATTTGGACTGCCAAGAAACGATACATTCTAAATGTCTATAACAATGAGGGTGTTTCATATAAAGAACCTCATATGAAAGTAATGGGTCTTGAAATGGTGAAATCATCTACCCCTGCGGCTATTCGAGAGAAGATGAAAGAATCTATTCTTATCATGATGCGCGGCACCGAAAGTGATATTCATAAATTCCTTAATGATTTCAAAGAGGACTTTAAGAAACTGCCTCCAGAAGACATATCATTTCCCCGTGGAGTAAACGGGCTCAAAGAATATTATGATCCAGTTTCACTATATAAAAAAGGAACACCTATTCATGTTAAGGGTGCATTATTGTATAATGACAAACTGAAAAAACTCAAATTGGAAAAGAAGTATCCAATGATTCAAGAAGGTGAAAAACTGAAATTCTCCTACTTGAAAATGCCAAATCCACTTAGAGATACAGTCATATCTTACCCATCAAGTCTTCCTAAAGAGTTCGGTCTGCATCAATATATTGATTATGAATTACAGTATCAGAAGTCATTCATTGATCCGATCAAGATCGTTTTAGATTGCATGGGATGGAATACTGAAAAGATTAACACACTAGATAGTTTTTTTTGAAAACGGAGATATAATGAGTTTGATGGACAAAATTAAAAAGAATACTACGATCAAGGATAGTTCAATACTTTCCAAATCCAAATTCTTTACTGAAAAGGATATGATTACCACAGGTGTGCCAATGATTAATGTAGCACTCTCTGGTGATATCGATGGTGGGCTTGCGCCCGGATTAACGATGTGGGCAGGTCCTTCTAAGCACTTTAAGACAGCATTTAGTTTGTTGATGGCAAAATCTTACCTTGACAAATATCCTGAAGCTGTTCTATTGTTTTATGATTCAGAATTTGGAACACCGATTAAATATTTTGAAACATTTCAGATTGATATGAATCGTGTTATGCACTCACCACTGACTGATATCGAACAATTGAAATTTGATATCATGCAGCAATTACAGGATATTGGTCGTGATGATAAACTTATCATTGTTCTAGATTCTATTGGTAATCTCGCATCCAAGAAAGAAGTTGATGATGCACTTGAAGGCAAATCTGTTGCTGATATGAGTCGTGCTAAACAAGTAAAGAGTTTGTTTAGAATGGTTACTCCACATTTGAATCTAAAAGATATTCCTATGATTGTAGTGAATCATACCTACAAGTCCATAGAAATGTATAGCCGTGACATAGTAGGAGGAGGTTGTTTAGTTGAAGGTACTAAAATTCAACTAGCTGATGGTTCCTTAATGTGTGTTGAATATTTCATTAATGGTGATTTAGTGAAAACATTGGATGGCGCAAAAGAAGTCACTTCGGTTTGGAATCCAGAAACTTTGGAGGATGGTTATCCAGAATGTTTTGAGGTTGAATTTGAGGATGGATATAAAGTGATTTGTTCAGATAAACACAAATTTTTAATTGATGGAAATTGGGTTGAAGCTAAAGATTTGATTGTTGGAAGTAATGTGTCTGTAGTATAATAGAAATTCTCTTTTGTATAAATATACTATACTACGGAGAAATTAATATGAATTATATAAGAATTTACAATCAAATAATTAATAAAGCTAAGAATAGAATTATTCAAGATTTACAATATTATGAAAATCATCATATAATACCTAAATGTATGGGTGGTAGCAATAAAAAAGATAATTTAGTAAAATTAACCGCTAGAGAACATTTTATATGTCATTGGTTATTATTTAAAGAATACAAAACTTCTAAATTAGCACACGCTTGGTTTATGATGTATATGTAATCGGATAATCAGTCTAGATATAATAGTAAAAATTATGACCGTGCTAAAAGAGCGCATAGTGAAGCTGTATCAAAACAAATGAAAGGTGAGGGTAATCCATTTTATGGAAAAACGCATACGAAAGAAACTATTGATAGAATTATATTAGGTAATCGTAATCATAAAAAAACTCAAGATGTTATAGATAATTGGGTAAAGAAAGTGGCAAAGAAACCTAAAACAATTGAACATAAAGCTAAGATTGGTAGAAAAGGTCTTGTTATGTTACAAAATATACATACTAAAGAAATTATAAGAGTTCCTTCAATTGAGATTGGTATAACTTATACTACTTCGGATTGGGTTAATCCCAAAAAAATAAAACCTGAAGCAAAATATAAATGTCAGTATTGCGATGTAATAACTGTCAAAGGCAATTTAGCCAGATGGCACAATGATAAATGTAAAAGGAAAAATAATGTTGATTAAAAGTGTAAATCCTGTAGGTAAACAAAAAGTATATGACATTTCAGTTAAAGATGTTGAACATTATGTTTTAGAAAATGGTGTAGTTACGCATAACACAGGTTCTTATTATTCTGCCGACAACATTTATATTATTGGTCGCCAACAAGAAAAAGAAGGCACTGAGGTTGTTGGTTACAATTTTATTATTAATGTGGAGAAATCTAGGTATGTTAAAGAAAAATCTAAAATTCCTATCAATGTATCTTTTGATGGTGGTATCAGTCGTTGGTCTGGTTTATTGGATATTGCACTTGAAGGCGGTTTCGTAACCAAACCTGCAAACGGTTGGTATTCGAAAATGAACCGCACTACTGGTGAGATTGGTGTTAAACTACGTATGTCTGAAACACAAACATCAGAATTTATGGAACCGTTATTGAAAGACAAAGATTTTAAAGACTTCATCAAACGAAAATACGAGATAACTTATGGGAACATTATGGGAGAAACTCCGGTTCTGGAAAAAGAAACCGAAGAGTCCTGAAGACTATAAAGAGAATACAGATTATCGATTTGTAAACTCTGATCTAGATGATATAACAGATGTTGAGTTAATGATGGAAGGATACGAAGGTGTCCTTTACCATTATCAACAAGCCCGTGTGGTCGAAGAAGGTGAATTTGCTAGATTGGAATTTGGGTATAGCATTGTCTGTTCTGGAAATCATGCAATGGAAGACTTGAAATCTAATCTAGAATTTCAGTCAATTATGGGTAATATACTTTCTAAAATACTAATGGAAAAAAATGAACAGATTAGAACTGACAATCCTGAAAAACCTTATTTACAATGATGACTATGCTCGAAAGGTATTGCCGTTCATAAAACCAGAATACTTTACTGATAATACTGAGAAATTGATTTTCAAGGAAGTATTCTCGTTCATCGACAGATATAAAAATCTACCCACACATGAAGCACTTGTAATCAATTTTACAGAGAAAAAAGATTTGACTGAAGAATCAGTAAGAGATTCAGTCAATCTTCTCAAACAGATTGATTTGAACAAAGATGAACCTACGGATTTAAAATGGTTGACTGAACATACCGAAACATTTTGTCAAGATAAAGCATTATTCAATGCCATTCGAGAATCAGTTTCGATCCTTGATGATAGTAAACATCCAAAATCAAAGGGTGAGATTCCTCAATTACTAAGTGATGCTCTCGGAGTATCATTTGATAATAATATTGGGCATGATTACATGAACGATATGGATTCTAGATATGATTTTTATCATACAATCGAATCTAAGGTTAAATTTGATCTTGATCTATTTAATAAGATCACTAAAGGTGGATTCTCTCCTAAGACTTTGAATATTGCGCTTGCTGGAACTGGCGTAGGTAAATCTTTGTTCATGTGCCATGTTGCAGCATCTTGTTTGTCTCAAGGGCTCAGTGTTCTTTATATAACGATGGAAATGTCTGAAGAACGAATTGCTGAAAGAATTGATGCGAATCTATTGAATTTGGATATTAATCTTCTGCACACAGTAACGAAAGATGAATTCACCAAGAAGTTTTCAAATCTACGTTCAAAGACACATGGTAAATTAATTATCAAAGAATATCCAACGGCTTCAGCATCGGTTATAAATTTTAGAGCATTGATCAATGATCTTGCTTTGAAGAAAAGTTTCCGACCAGATATCATCTTCATTGATTACTTGAACATTTGTTGTTCGGCACGTATTAAACAAGGTGGTTCAGTAAACAGTTACAGTTACATCAAGTCAATAGCTGAAGAACTTCGTGGTTTGGCTGTAGAGAATAATCTGCCGATTGTTTCAGCAACACAAACAACAAGAACTGGTTTTGCATCGTCAGACCCAGGATTGGAAGATACCTCTGAATCATTTGGTCTTCCTGCAACGGCTGATTTCATGTTTTCACTGGTGTCAAATGAAGAATTGGACAAACTTGATCAGATATTGGTTAAACAGTTAAAGAATCGTTACAATGATCCAAATCATTATAAAAGGTTCGTTATTGGTATTGATCGTGCGAAGATGAGATTATATGATGTTGAACAAACTGGGCAAAAAGGTCTTGTCGATGCAGGTCAAACTAATCCAGTCGATGATAAACCGATTAACACATTTGGTAATCGTGAACGAAAATTCAATTCAAAATTTGAGGGTGTAAAGGTATGAACCTGACTAAAGATCAGGCTTTGCATTGTGCAAATATCCTTTCAAATTACTTTGGTAAGTTTGATAGAATTGATGAATACATGAGAGCTCGCAAAATGAATTACATGCGCGGGCTTCCTGTTGGATTACCTGGAATGGGAATAGAACAGGATTTGTTTTCAGATTTCACGATGCATCCGAACGATATGGAGTTTGAAGTTGTTCAATTACCTCGCAACAAATGGTTTCCATATCTAAACATAATATCTTCTCATATCAATGAAGAGAATGTTCCTGGTCGACGTTTGTTCTTAGCTGTAATTGAGAAGAAAACTAATAAGTGGGTTGGTTTCATACGATTAGGTTCTCCTGTTATTAATATGAAACCACGTAATCTAATGCTTCAAGGAGTTTTCTCACAAGAGAAGTCATCATGTGATTCATTCAATAAGAGTTCGATTATGGGATGTGTTATTGTACCGGCACAACCCTTTGGTTTCAATTATCTTGGTGGTAAGTTATTGGCTGCAATCTGTTGTTCACATAAAGTGAGATATTTACTGAACAGTAAATATGACATGAATACTTGTCTCTTTGAAACAACAAGTCTGTATGGTTCATCAAAATCATCTTCGCAATATGATGGAATGAAACCATATCTTCGATTCAAAGGATTAACTGATTCAGACTTCATACCTATGTTGGAAACTGAAATCTATGAATATCTAAAAAGTTATACAGAGAAGATTTGTGGTCAATTGATACACACCGATGCAACATCCTATAAGTTAAAATCTACTTTGAAGATCATTGGGTTGGTTAAAAAGGGATTACGTGGAGAACCGGAGTTTGCTGAATTTGACACTATG